AAGGTTTCGGAATCTGACGCATCGACGATGATCGCACTCATCTATCCTGATCCTGAGATCTATAAGATGATTTGCCAAGTGTATATCTACGATAAGTGGATTAGTTGGGCAAAGCATCTAGCTTTATTCCTGGATGATCAGTGGAACAAGGGAGTCTGGAAGTCTGCAAGACGACAGATGCGTGTTCTTCCTCGTGGCTCTCCCGTTAACAGTTCAGGATACAATGCTGCAGCAGATGCATGGTCAAACATGTGCAGGTTTGTCAGAGTTGCTGTGTCAGCAGGCAGGATCAAGGATGCTCCTCTACTTCTGAAGACTCTTCAGTTGATAGCCAATGACCAGTTTGAGTGGGGTCAAGCTGCTGAAAAGGGAGTTCACTCAGATGCTGCGGTATTTGATTCATTGACTCGTAGAACCAGATCAAATGTATCTGAGGTATCTGTTGTATCTGAAGTAGTTGATGGGGTTCTTCCTTGGAATGCTATACTTAATCCATCTAAGTTTGACACAATGACTGTTCTCACGCGCTTATCTAAGGCATGTGAGATCAATGGTGTTAGCTTGGATGCATGGTTAGGACTTCCAAAGGTTCGAACTGAGTTAACTAGGACTCATGTAGATATGATATGTGGATGCAAGGTTCCGCAAATGTCATCAGAGACTGCACATTGGCTCAAGAGTCTTGGTCTGTTTGGTGCAGGGACGTGGAAATAATATACATATGTATTTGTATGATTTGTTTATATCAATTAATATCAATTAATTAATATCAATTAATATCAATTAATTGATATATCTAAAAAAGTTGAAATCTATATTTATTAATCTAACTGATATCTTTTATTAATCATAATATAACAATGAATCATATTATGAATAATTTAGACAAGAATATAAACGATTTAGATGATGAAATTTGCTATGAAAAACAAGAAAGTGTGATTGATCAATTATCAATTCCACAAATTCATACAATAAAAGAAGATATAATTAAACCATCAACTAAGGCAACAACTAAATCAATTAAACCAACAATTAAACCAACAATTAAACCAACAATTAAACCAACAATTAAGACAAATAATGTATTTTATCCTGATTTAAATTGTATTAAAGGAAGATTCAATGATGAAATATCAAAAGATAATTTATACAAAGAATTTGGCAATCCATATATTGTATGTTTAAAAGATTCTGCTAAATACGAATCTTTTTTCTATGATCAGATTATAAGTACTGATCAGTTAAAAATAATGTTTGATTCTATTGAAATAATTCCTACTACGTATAAAGCGATAAATGGAACGGCATTTAAATATTTAACATCATTTGGTATAGATATGTTTAAAAATTTTAACGTATTAGATAAATATGGTATGAAAGTTGAGCCAGCCAAAGATGTTTTAATTTGTTCTTTGTTAAGATTTAATAAAACAAATATAATTAGATATCTCAAACAGTTTGATGGTATTAGTAATTTTATAGATTTGTATAATTCATTACTAATTAATGAATATTTAGGTCAAACTAATAAAACATCAACAACTAAACAAAATCATATTCATATTATTAATTCTATGCATGAATCAAATTATTATACTAATCATAATAATTGTCAACTTAATATCACTCTAAAATTTAAATCTAGAGGATTCAATTTGGCATTATCTGATCGTTTAACTGATCAAACTGTTCAGAAAATTTTACAACATTTAGCCGAATCAAAAGAAGAAGATAATAATTATTTAGCATTCTTATTCAGAAAATCAGCTTATTTAGATGCATCTTCTGCAGTGAATACATCTGGATATAAATTATATAGAATTGCTAATAATCCAATTATAGATACAATGAAAATAGACAATTTTAATGCTCTATATAATAAATTATCACATACTGAAAAATATTATTTAATAATGAATTCAATGATCTCAAAGGATCTATGTCATTTTATTGTTAATAATAAATATATTTTAGACAATATAATGTCAGACACCAAAGATCCAAATGGTCATACATTTATGAATAAATATGGACAATTGATAAGATATACATTAGGTTATGCTTGGTTAACATTATATATGGAGGAATCGATTAAACGTGGTTATATTAATACATCTGATCGTTTTATTTTTGATATTGAAACAGCATCAAAACTCCCATATTATCCATATTCAATTAATAATCTTCATATTTGTCCTTATCTTCCAATTTTGGTAGATACTGAAACGATTAATGCGGAAAAGAATGTTTTAGGAGTACAACAATATAGATTTGATCCAGATCCAATTGGTAATCTTAATAAGTTGACTCGTTATGGTGTAACAGATAAAAAAACATTTATAGATCGTGTAAATATGTTTATATCTGGGAAAACCAATACAAATATGTTGAAAGATATTAATTGGTCAAATATTGCGATGAGCGGTAGTATGATGGCATGTTGTTTACCAAATTTCAATACTCTAATGTCAAATTTTTTCACACAAAATAAAGAAATTGATTTTCTAGCTTATATAAATGAATATTATAAAGAAGCAGATATTGATATTATGTGTAATATTCCAGACATTTATGAATTTGTTGATAAAATTTATGAACTTAAAAATACTATCGAAAATAATATCAAAGAGATTCATAATCTAACAACTGATTCTCCAAATATTACATCTGTATTCTCCAATAAATCTGCTGCTATTATGATTAATAAATATTTTATCAAAGTACATCTACAAAAAGAAACTGGTTTAGATTATGTTGAAATATTATCAAATGTTAATGCACCAGCCGTTAAACAAGCAGTTTATAAACATTATATTAGTTGGTATAAAACAAATCTTGCTGAATCAATAAGAACCAATCCTAAAAATTTTATCAATGATAAATATCATGAATTATATTTACCTGTACCAATTGAAAATTGTAATGTTATCTTCATTAAAACACAAATTGATAAAAAAGAAGATGAAGCCGATGAAAAGAAAAAAATTATAAATGATCAATGTGTTGATGAGAATTTTCAATTTGATGAAGATGATTGTGAGTATGAAGAAGAAAAGAAATACGAAGAAGAACCTAATACAATTGAAGAATATTCTGCTGATAATATTGTATTTGTTCCAAAAGTCAATTTTAAATTCAGAATTAGTTCATCTTATCTACCACATAATCTTGAACTATTTCAAATTAAACATCCTGAATTCTTCTCAACTGTTGCTAGATTTCATCTTCCAATTGTTAGATCATATTATGATGGATCTAATATTTTTATTACACCATCTTGTATATCTGCATGTATGACAATGTTAAATATTGATTATAAATATTTTGCGGGTTCCAAGGATCCAATTGAAATTATCAATAAATACCGCATGAGAGGTTTCGGAACAATTCTAAATGATAGAGAAATTGTTCGTCTATTAGAATATTCAAATTTAGTGCCAAAATGGAAACAACTATATTCTCTAAATATTCAATCAAATGGTTCTGTTATGAAAATTCTTGGTCAACTCGATATTAATAACAGTCTATTTAATCCATCTAAAATTCTTGATCATAAAGAGCAATCAACCGAATATAAAAATATCAGAACTTTCAATTATACCATCATTCCACATAATATATCTGAAATTATGAGTATCATTAAACGAATATATAAAACATCTTCAGTTTCTGAACAATTTAATCTAAGCAATATTACTACCATTAATAAATATGGTTATGTTGAACCTGTTAAGAAATGGTTAATAGATGCTTTTTATGATTTTAACTTTAATCGTATGGATCATAATATATAATCAAATTTATAGTAATTATCAAAGCGAATCGAAGAATTCCATTAAAAAAATGAAAAAAATCTTTATTTATCATTGACGTTTAATCATTTGATAGATAATGAATAAATGACAATTAAAAAAATATCATTTAATATTATAAAATCGGATCATTCTGAACCATATTTAAATTATTTATTAAAATATAGGTCTAATAATTATTGTCCAACAAAAATATGTGAATTATCTGATCAGAAATTATTAAATATAATGTTTAATAATATTTTAAATTATCCTGCTTTATCAACACTTGCCTTTCGAATTTTAGTTGAGAGAAAATATATTAAACTAATCATAAAAATTGACCAGAAAATAATTGATCCTGATGTTTTTATTCTTTTTAATTCTGAGCATAAAATTAATATTGATATTATGATAAATAATGATATATATCCAATTATAAAAAATATTATTATAAAAAATAATATTAAATCAATTTATGATTATTTTGATGATTATTTTGATGATTATTTTGATGATTATTTTGATGATAAAAATGTTAAAGATCAGAAATATTATATTGTTAATAATAATATTGATTATCTACGAATTGAAGATAATAAAATAAAAATACATAGTTATCGACGAATAATATATGATTTGAAAGAAATATATTATGCGTCGATAACTAATACTAATACTAATACTAATACTAATTATTCTTTATACAGTATATATAAATATACTATATCATCATATATTGTCTATTATTTATTAAAATCATTTATACCACTTATTGATATAAATTACTTTTTCAAACAAAAATTAAAAATCTAATTTTTTTATTATATTTCTATTAATAGTTTAATTATTAATCAAACTATTAATTAATACGCTTCCAACCGGGTTTGAACCGATGACCTTGCGGTTAACAGCCGCATGCTCTACCAACTGAGCTATAGAAGCATTATAAATTAAGTTTATAGTTTTTTAAAAATATTAACTTAATTCATATTATAAATATATATAATTTATTTTACTAAAATATATATTTTTCGTTCGTCCGCGAGGGGGCTCGAACCCCTGACATTATGGTTAAAAGCCATACGCTCTACCGACTGAGCTACGCGGACATGATGAATAAACTTATATTTTTAACATATTGCTTATTCATAATATAGTGTATATAATAATTTTTTATATATATTTTATTTTAAAGAAAAATAATAATTAATATATTATTTTTGTTAGATGCAAAATAATATATTAATAAATTCCAAATATTTATATTTTTATTAATGTATTCACAATAATATAAATATTTGGAATTAAAAATTAATTCGTGATAAATTTGATAATTTTAGTAAAAAAAATGAAATAAATCATACTTAAATAAATTAATAGTATAATATACTAAATTATATATAATAAATATATGGCTAATATTCCCTTTGAAATCCCCGCAAATCATGATATTGGTAATTTAATGACTGCTAATCAAAAAAAAGCTTTATGTAGAGCTATAGATAAATTTGCTGATCATTATTCTTCTGATAACAGATTACCACAAAGAATTAAAGATTCTATTAAATTAGAAAAATATTTAGACATTAAATTTAATTTGAGCCAATCTCAAGCATTAATTAAAAAATTAATTGAAGAAACTGAATTGGAAAATGATGCCAAGCTAACTAAAACTGAATTAGAAAATGATAGATATAAATTTACACAAAGTCTACCATGGTTAGAACCATATGAATTAGACGATACATTATGGAAATCACATATTGATAAAAGACAACGTAATGAAGAAACACGTCAAAATATGGCAACTGTTGATATATTTAAATGTCGTAAATGTAATGAAACTAAGTGTACATATTATCAATTACAAACAGCAAGTATAGATGAACCCATGACAACATTTATTGCGTGTAAAGTATGTGGTTATCAATGGAAATTTTAATTATATATTATTGTTTTATTAATTGATATAAATAGTTAAAAAAATTGAATTTAAATTTATATATTTGCTCCATTTGTGAATATTGATTAAAGAAAAGATGAAGCATCATTCTCATCCCAAGCCTTGTGGCCATTGCCTCGGTCGCCCCTTCTGGATCGCGCAGAAACCATCTGCTACTTTTCATACAGGTTCTGAGTGTAGGGCTCGTCATTATGGGCATCGTCGCCATCATACCTACTGCTTGTACCTTAATGCTAAGGCCCAGGCTAAGGCCCAGGCTAAGGCCCAGGCTCAAGGCCGCCCACTCATCAGCCGAGGTGGTGTAGCCACTAGCCAAGTGCTACATTTTCCACCAGGTGGAGGTTTCGTAGCTGGAGGAGGTTTCGTACCTGGCGGAGGTTTCGTGCCTGGTGGAGGTTTCGTGCCTGGTGGAGGTTTCGTACCTGGCGGAGGTTTCGTGCCTGGTGGAGGTTTCGTGCCTGGTGGAGGTTTCGTGCCTGGTGGAGGTTTCGTACTGGGCAAGCTAGTGTTTTCCAGGAATTAGGGGATTTTTGATTTTTCTTTTTTTCTGAGTGTGTATTATAGGTTGGATATAATAAAAACTTTTATTAGATCCAACATACAATCAATTTATAATAAATCATTCAGTTTAAAAAATTGAATAATAATTTATTAATTAAATTAGATACCTTCTTAAACATGTATATCGATAAATGGCAAAAAATATGAACATATTAACTTTATCTGATGCTATTTTTAATAGTATCAGTACAATGGAAGGCATACCCGCATCCATCCTTTCAGAATACAGTCACTGGGTTGAATATGAATCATCACTCGGTATGAACATCATGCACATTATTGGCAATGGATTATGTTGGATAAACTCAATCCTTGCTTCTATTTTTGGAGAATTTAGGACTCATCCTCCAACTCTAAAAAAATGGCTTTCTGATCTTTTGACAACAATGGCTTCAGCTGATAAAACATTTACACCATGTCTAGATCTTTTTGCAATGGAAATTAAATTTGTTGATGGATCTTTAGTTAACTTTCTTGATGCAAATAATGATATTATGTTTGTATTGGCTCATAATATAATAGCATTTTGTGTTAAGAATTATTCAAATCCTGCAATAAATATTGGCTGTGAACGTAAGGTTGCTTTGGAAGTTTGTATAGGATTTGATAAGAAAAATGGTGGGTTTAAAGCAATTGATTGTAATATGAGAAATTTTATCATGAATATTATAGGAATCCAAACTGTTATAGTATATCAAAAAAGAACTGAACCAAAATATAGACGCTGTGCTGATCCACGTAATAACGTTAGTCAAATACTACGTAATGGATCTTATGCTGGTTTTCAAATAGACAGTTTTGGTACAATTAATATTGGTGGTTATATTGGCTCAATTATGTTATATTCGTATAATGCTAACCATTATGATGCAATTGTTGTTAATCACGAGGGAATAGACAAGTTAGGAATGTTCCAAAGTGTTGAAAATCCAGTAGAACAATTAACAGTTTTTAATTCATTACCTGATGCTGTCTCATATTCATCAGTAGTATCAAAATCAGTACCAGAATCATTACCAGAATCAGTACCAGATACATCATTAGATGCATTAATTGCTAAAGCATTAGCAGATGAATATTAAACACTAAACCAGAATGGTCGAAATGAATTATTATTTGTATCAGTTTGTTTATTAGTATAATTATCTTTGATTTCATCTAATAATTCATCAAATTCTATTAAAAATTTTTTTTTATAGGCTTTTTGATTATTTTTAATATCATTTATATTTGTCCAATATAAATCTGATTTATCCAAAAATCCTAAAGGACATGAATCAATTACCCAATTATTCATAGAATTAGGAGTTGTACATAATGTTAAGTATCTAAAAATTCTTCCATAATAATCAGGAATATACTGGTATTTATTATAATCAAGATGATAAATAAAAGTAATAGTTTTTTTATTAATGACATATTTAATTTTATTATTACTAATTAATTTTTCAAAATCATATGGTTCCATAATCATATTCATAGTTTTCTCAAATAATATTCTACCAGTACATTGTGGAATACTTTCATCATTCATTAATTTACCCCTAAAATTAGAAATTATATTAGTATCTGTTTTATTAGGATAACCATTATTTGACTCTTTTCCTAATAAAATCACTATCTGATCTATATAATAAGAATATAATATAATTGATATTTCCTTTATATTGTTTTTTAATTTAATATTAGACCAATTTAATTGAGATTCTAATGTATTTTTATCATTAGAATTAGTATCTTTATTATATTGATCTATATTGCTATCAATGGTATTATTTACTATATTATTCATAATGTTATTCATATTTATTAAATATATTTATATTATAAAAAAATTGATTGTTTTAAAGATTATATAATGTATATATAAATATTGATATTATAATAATGAGTAAAATGAGTACAAATCCTAAAGCTTCCAAAAAATCTAACCTATCAGGCTTAAATGCTGATGGTTGCAAAAACAAAAAGAATCCGTCTATAGTGAAAAATGTAGTAAATACAAATTTACTTTCAGATGATCTTGAATCCGCATTTGCGGATTCATGGAACGAAAATTCAATAATTAGTTCCAAAAATGATGAAAAAACAACATATGAAAATACAACATATGAAAATGTATCAGAATCTTCTGAGGAAATGATGAGTTCTGAAAATATACCAAGTGTTGAAATTTCAGAATCTGGAAAAATCCCGAGTTCTGAAAAAATCGAATCTGAAAAAATCGAATCTGGAAAAATCCCGAGTTCTGGAAAGAAAACCTTTTTATCTGATTTAAATTCTAATACTGTTAATGAAACAAGTATAAAAACAGAAAAAACAGTTGTATCAAATTTACAGAAATTTTTAAATATTTCTGACACACAAAATACAAGTATATTTTATAATATTAGTGAGAAAGTTGAATATATTAAGAAACAAGGTGCAGAAATGCTTGAAGATTTTACCGCACGTGGTATACAAGTGAGTGGAATTAATTCTGAAGTAATCTGTAAAGATTGGTCCGATATGAAATATATTAATGTGAATTCTAATAATGAATATATTGATAACATGATTGCATCAATTACAGAACATGGATTTTATTCACCTAGACCAATACAATCAATAACTGTTGGTCAGATAGCAAATGGAAATGATATTATTGTACAAGCGAAAGCAGGCAATGGTAAAACTGCTGCTTTTGCAATTGGGAGTGCTTTACGTATTAATCCAAGGATATATAAAACACAGGTTCTTATTCTTTCGCCAACACAACTTTTAACAGATCAAACAATGGAAGTTGTAAAAAGTTTGACAGCAAATACTGGAATTACTGTACATTGTTATCGTGGTGGTCTTCCACAACCAAGAGATGGTCGTATTCCTCATATTGTTGTAGGATGTCCTGGACGTATCAAGGATTTAATTAAACGAAGACGTATGAATCTATCACATATTCAAACAGTAATTCTAGATGAAGGAGATGATCTTCTTAAACAAGGTTTTCGCGAACAAATCAAGGAAATTGTGGAAAGTCTAAACGAGACTGTTCAGATTTGTCTGTTTTCAGCTACTTTACCAAATGGTATTTTACAATTATGCACACAATTTATGAGAGATCCTGCATATGTAATCTTACCGGAAAATCAAGTAATTACAGAATTAGTTACCCAATGGTATGTGAAATGTACAAATGTTAATGAAAAAGATGGTAGTCTTGTTGATATAATTGAAAATAATCCAAAAGAAACTATCATAATATTCTTTAATAGTTGTACCAGATTACAACGAATTAGTGAGATTTTATCAAATTATGGTAATAATAAAAAAATTGACCACTTATGTGTACATGCACAAATTCCATCTGAAGAACGTGGAGCATCTATTTCTGATTTTGCAAATGGTAGATGCAAAGTGTTACTTGCATCTGATATGGCTGCTCGTGGACTTGATATTCCAAGTGTAACATTAGTAGTTAATTATGATATTCCATTTGCTGTTGAAACATATGTGCATCGTATAGGTAGATCAGGTCGTGGTGAACGTCTTGGTAATTCAATAACATTGTTAATGTCTGAAGAAGATAAAGCAAAAATCACATATATTGTGCAGGTCCATGGTATTCCAATTAAAGCTTTAAAAACGATTCAAATGGAATCAAAACCTAGTGTAAAATAAGTTGTATAACTTAATAAATAAAATTAACAAATATTAGTTGATAAAATTAAGTATAAATCATATAAAAAATAATTTAATTTAAATAATTTTATTTAAATTAAATTAGTATTTTGGATATTTGTGTATGAATAATATATATAAATTATATTTGAATGAGTGATAAAATTAAATTTATGAGTGATAAAATTAAATTTATGAGAGATAAAGATATTGATATTGTTAATAACAATGTTGATGCTATAATTGAAAAAGCTCGAAATAGAGAAATTCAAATAATGGAACCTACACTATCCGAATTTAAAAAAGTAAGATCAGTTGTTCTTGATTTTATTAAAAAAGAACAACGAATTATTTATGGAGGGTTTGCTTGGAATACTCTTGTCAAAAAAATAACTCCTTCTGATGCTTTTTATTCAGAAAATACATTTACAGATGTTGAGTTTTATTCTAATAAACCAATTGAAGATCTTAAAAAACTTTGTGATATATTAGATGACAAGGGATTTAAATTTATCCAAGGGAAAAGCGCCCAACATGAAGAAACTTATACTATTTTTGTTAATTTTCAAGGATATTGTGATATTACATATATGCCATCTAATTTATTTTATTCAATTATGACTGAAAAAATAGATGGATTACGTTTAATCCATCCAAAATACATAATGATAGATATTTTAAGACAATTTAATGATCCACTAACAAGTTATTGGCGTTTAGATAAAAACATCAAAAGGGGAAAAGTAATGATAAAAAATTATCCATTAGAATTATCCACTAAAACTGTAAAAATGTCACTATTAAAACCAGATACATTAAAATTAGTTAATTACTTAATACCACATCTTGTAAAATCTAAATATATTTTATTTATTGGTCAAATAGCATTTAATACATTTGCTAATCCAAATTCAAACTTATCAAAACAATCTTCAGAGTATGATTCAACACCAATTGAATTAATTAGTACAAACTTAACAAAAGATGTTGAATCTACATATAATATTTTATTAAAATATTTTTTAGAAGAAATTAAACAACCTACATCTTTTAATGATAAAATATTATTAGAACAATATTATCCATTCTTTCAATTCACAGATAAAAAGGCCGTGTTTAAATACCAAGGGGAAATATTTCTAACTATCTATGGTAATAATGAAAAATGTATCCCATATCATGATATTAAATTAAAACATAATAATAACTCTTTACCAATTAAAATTGGTACATTTAATTTTAATTTTATGATAAATCTTATTAAATTTCATCATGCATATGCTGAAAAAAATAAATCAATACAACAATTACAAGATTTTATTATGTACAAATTACTCACATTTAGAAATAATTTCCTCGAAACTAATAATAAAACTGTCCTCGATCAAACCATATTTGAAGACTTTAAAGTTGAATGTCTAGGTGATACTATAAGCCCTGCGCGTAAATTTTTATTAAGCAGAAAAGATCGTAGATTAATACAAAGATCTGAAATACATCCATATGATCCTTCAGATATTGATAAAAGAGAAAAATTTATAACTGATGATAAATCCTTCAAAAATACTTCTGGTAATATCATTAATAATCCTAAAGATTTAATTTTTAATCCTAAAAAAAATTAAAAAAATCTAATTTTATTCATCAATCAATTTTATTAAATGAAATAATTTATTATTTCATTTAGTAAATCTATAAATTAACTATTTATTGTTCTTTTCATTTTTTTGAATTCATATAAGTGTCTGTTTCTGTTTTTGCATCTGAATCTGAATCTGAATCTGCTTCTTTTTCTGCTTCTTTTTCTGCTTCTTTTTCTGGTTCTTCCTCTACTTCATCCTCTACTTCATCTTCTACTTTATCCTCTTCTACTTCTTCCTCTACTTCATCCTCTACTACTTCTTCCTCTTCTTCATCATCTGATAAATCATCTGAAATACATTCAAACTCATCTAATTTATTAAGAAAATCATTTAGTTTTTCACAAAATTTTTCATCAACTATATGTGAATCTTTGTAGCGTTCTAACCATAGTTTAATATATTTACAATGATTTATGATTTCTAATTTAGGACATTTTTTCATATTACAGTTGCAGCATTGAATTTTAGTTTTATCATTATTTCTGAATAGGAAGTTTGAAATTATTTTAAGAATAGTAATAATGAAAATTGTTGTAATTGCTAGGATAAAAATATACATTATCTTATAATATTAGTTATAGTATAATGATATTAATTAAATATGTATTTAAGTTAATAAATTTCATTTTTTTTACATTATTTTGGTTAATATTAATATCAAATATTAATAAAAAATTTGATATTAATAAAATTTACAAATAATGAATATAATATAAAACATATTAATATAAATAATAATATATGGAAGAAATCATTGTACCATTTAATGTAAATAATGTTTTAATAACAAAAGAAGATATTAAAGCCTTATTCAAAAAATATGATTTAGAAATTGATGTTAAATCCTTGAAATATTATCATTTAGCCTTAACACATAAATCATACATCGTTTCCGAATACACAAATTATAATAATTCAATTTTAAAACAAATAAAAAAATCAATGGCACCTGATGTAGTAAATCTAATGGATGAATCGTCAGAAAGAATAGAATTTTTTGGCGATACCGTAATTAAATGTGTAGCTGCAAAATATCTATATATGAGATATCCAGGTGAATCAGAAGGCTTCTTAACAAAAACTAAAACCAAAATTGAAAACAGAAAATCATTAGCTAATTTTGCAAGAAAACTTGGTTTGGATAACTATTTAATCATTTCTAAACAAAATGAAGATGCTGGTAATAGGGATTCCGATAAATTTTTAGAAGATGCATTTGAAGCATTTATAGGTGCATTATTATTTGATCAGGGTTTTGATTTTTGTGATAAATATTTGACAATATTATTAGAGACAGAAATAGATTATGCTGATATTCTATATATAGATACTAATTTCAAGGATAGATTACAGAGATTTTTTCATCAAAATGGTTGGCAACATCCATTATTTGAAGATATTTGTACAGAAATAATTAATAATAAACGAACATTTACTGTTGCTGTAAAAGATTCACTTAATAATGATATCTCAAAGGCACAGGAAACATCAAAAAAGAAAGCAGAACAAAAAGCTTCAATGTTAGCGTTGCTAAAATATGGTCAACTATGTCCGGATCAAATTGTAAATGATTTTGATCAATAATTTTATTTTATGATAAAACAATTATATTTTTGTAATCATTGTCCTCTATGCAATTAATTGTATATGTTGGTTGTATATGTTGCTTGTACCAATTAACTAATTGTATATGTTGGTTGTACCAATTAATTAATTGTATATGTTGGTTGTGCCAACACTCTAAATGCACCATCATATACTACTATTTTTATGACAAATGTACCACTCGTTGTAGGTGTTCCTGATATTATACCATTTGAAGAATTTAATACTAATCCAGATGGTAACGCAGTTCCTTCTAAAATACTATATTGATAAGTAGGACTAGAAAATGTACTTGTTACTGTTGGATTTTGATTAGTTATTGCTGAGCCTACCGTAAATGTTTGGTTACTATATGAAACTAATAATGTTCCTGCACTATTTGCACTAAGTCCAATTTGACCTGTTGGGCCTATTGGACCTGATATACTCATTGGAGTTGAAGTAGTCCAACTAATCGTCGGTCCGCCATTTACACTTGACACGTTATAAACCCGAACCCCTGCCAAAGTCCAAGTATTAACAATAATATAACTTCCTCCTGATTCGTTTGAAACATATATAATTGCCCCTGGCAAAATAGTATCAGTAAATGGTCCAGATGTTAGGTATAAATTCCACCACGAACCGCTTGAATTTCCATCCCGCTCAGGATAAAATATATTTGTTGGTCCAGTAGAACCAGCAGGACCAGTAGAACCAGCAGGACCAGTAGAACCAGCAGGACCAGTAGAACCAGCAGGACCAGTAGAACCAGCAGGACCAGTTGCACCAGCGGGACCAGTTGCACCAACAGGACCGGTATCACCTTTTTGTCCATATACAGTTAACCATTCGATATTACCATTTGCTTTTCCTAAAACTTGTGTATCTGATCCTTTTGAATTTTGACTATCAATTATTTTATTTGGAGTTAAGTTATTAACATCAATTATATCAAAATTTTTATTTCCAGTAATTGTTTCGTTGCCTGTTAAGTGAACTGTATTTTCATCTGTCACTTTTATTTTGTTTGCAGTTATATCTAAAATTTCTCGTGTTGTTTTTACTAACAGATCATTCATTGTAATAAATATATATTAAACTATATAGTTTAATATTATCATCCTAAAATTTTAATTATTTATAGCAAATATTTGATCTTTATAATTCTTTATAAATTATAAAAATTGAAATTAGAAAAATCAACTATCCATCATAATTTTATTTTATAATTAATATTATGTGGTTCTTATATACCCTTTTTAATATCATGTATTTGATTAATTATCAGCATATAACAAATACAACTCAAGAAATTCCAATCAATCAAATCAATCCAATATTAAATATTCCAAATAATGGATATATTAAATATTTATTTTAAATATTTTAAATTTTATTCATTATATAATTATATTGTGAATGAATAGTAATGAATACTAATAATTTAATATGGGAAGAAAAAGGAATAATTATTGGAATAATACATGCATTGACAAAAAATATTGGAAAAATCGATGCAGTATGTATTGAAGATATCTCTTTTTATAATACAACCAGAACCTTATTTCCTAATTTGAAAATTTATAATAAATTTATTGATAATGATAATCATATTATCAATATTAGTATTAAATCCAATATAATTAAACACAATTATTTAGTCATTAACAATCTAAATAATTTGAAAAAAATAAAAACTAATTCAAACAATTTTTTTATATTACCATGGTTTAATCATTTTAATCCAATTATTATGTTCAAATATAAAAAAAATAAAAAATCCATACAAATTGATCAAATAAGAGATTATATCGAACGATTTCATCAAAAAAGAATTAGAACCCTTATGTATGGAAAATTAAATTTAATACCATACAAATGTGATTATGTATTTTGGGATATTATGGTTGAATATAATATTCTTATTCAGTATTCAACCATATTTAAGACAGATGTTAATCTAATCGCTATTTATTTATATAATAATTTTAATAGTTATAATTGTAATCAAAATATATATCAAATACAAAATCAATCAAATCAACAAAATCAACAAAATCAATCAAATCAACAAAATCAATCAAATCAACAAAATCAATCAAATCAACAAAATCAACAAAATCAACAAAATCAACAAAATCAACAAAATCAACAAAATCAACAAAATCAATTATTACCTGGACCTATACCTGAAACAGTATCAACCATTATAAATGATTATAAAGAATCTCAAGAATTTATAAAATTAATTAATATTAAAATAAGATTAATTAATGATTTATTGATTGATGTTTTCAAAAATAGAGTTTGAAATAGAGTTGTTAATTTCATATTTATAAGTGCGACTTTAATATCAGAAACATTTATAATATCAAATCTATTAGAAAAATCTTTTTATTTTATTATATGATAAAATAAAAAATTTAAAATTTAATGAGTTCTCTTCAATAAATATATTTTTTTATATGTTTTATACATTAATTTTAAGTAATTTTCTTCTTCTGCACCACCTATTTGATCATCAGATGAATAATCATACTGTTTAGGTTTTAGATTTCGTCTATTTGTAGTTGCTACACCATTTGCTGGAGTAACATTTTCCCATTTCTTAGTTTTAGGATCTAGTTTTGGACTAAGTGGTTTTGGATCAGGTAATGTGGGAAAATTTTTGCCATAATTATTAAAACCTGGAGCAAAACCTCCAGGACCAACACGAGGATTAGCAGCAACTACAGGAGCAGCAACTCCAGGAGCAGCAGCACGAGGATTAGCAGCAACTACAGGAGCAGGAGCAGGAGCAGGAGCAGCAACACGAGGATTAGCAGCAACTACAGGAGCAGGAGCAGGAGCAGCACCATGTGGTTCAAGACCATATGTATGTAAATTATGATTTCTTGATAATTGATTAAGTAATTTTATTTTTTGATTATGTAAATTATTTAATTCTCTTAATCCATCATCATTTGGTTTACATAAAATTCCAATTAAAGTATTAATTTGAAGCAATATTAATTCTTTAATATGTATTTGATATTCTACATTTTTTGTTTTTTGATAAAATTTTCTTAAATTTTCATCTATTGTATTAAGATCATTAATTGCAGTAGGATGTAAAATTTTAAAACTAGCATCCTGATCGAATTTAATAATTAAATCTTTTAGAAAATCGTTTAATCCAGAAAATGATGCGGTATCTAAAGCTCGATATCTAGCGATTAAAGCTTCGCAACTTCTATCTGGTGCCAGGAGACCTCCTCTTTGATATAAATTATCATCTCTGTAAATTGATTTATATGACATTATATAATATATAAATTATAATTAGAAAATATATTTGGCTTCTATAATTTTTAAATATAATTTATATATTATATATATTCAAAAAATGCCATATGAATTAGTAAAAATAAAATCATGTAATGGTGTAATAGTGTAATTTCAGATTCATATTCAAACACAACTTACAAAATGTGTTATATACTTTATCAAAATATTGATATAAATCATTTATTAATAAATATATCAGATATACAAACACCAAAAATCCAGACAAATATAAAAACTGGATGAAAAAACATTTTAAAATATATACTATTTTATTTTAAAATATATAATACTATTATATATTTTAAATGTCATCAAATACAGATAATGATTCATCAGATTATGAACACGATCACATTCATGGGCATAAACATAAACATA